ATTACATGTTGAATAATATGTTTTCACGAGATCATGACCGATAGAGAACTTCTTGAAGAAAACAATAAAATACTAAAAGAAATTATAAATTTTGTAAGGAAAGTTGATTCTGTTGAATACAGGGATCATCAAGACTTTATGGAATTTCTTAGAAATGTGGCAGCCGATATATGGGTGGAATATACGGAGCCCGAACAAAGAGGTAGATTGTTTAATTTAATAAATAAAAAGAAATGAAAACAGTTTTTGATTTAAGCAGAGATGAGATTGTGGCATTGACAGACGAAGAGATAAGTCTGTATATAGACAAAGAGCTTGTTGGTAAGGGTATTCCAATTGAAGCTAAAAACTGGAATATAAAGAACAAAAAAGAAGTCGTGTATCCAAGAACTGGAGTTCCAGTATTTATGTTAAAAGATATCGGCATCGGTTTTAGAACCATAGAAGGTGCAACAGAGGTGGCTAATTTGCTTATTAAATATAATGCATTTAAAATGGAATCAAAGTTTCTGATAGGATCGTATGAGCAGTTTTGGATCATAAATGGAAGTGTTTGCCCAGCCATTACAGGAGAAGCGGGATATAGCAAGGAAGAGTTTGATAAGGTAAACAAGGAAAACAAAGATCCAGAATTGGAAAGTATAAATTCTTTCAATGATACTGTGAAAAAAGCCAATGAAATCAAAGACAGGGTATTGAAATACGTGTACAACATAAAACAAGAACGTTCATACAACAATGACCTGGTTGGTATCTTTGAAAGGTATAAGAATATAGCAGACGGTGACATGGAAGTAGCTATGAATTTCATCAAGGAGGCCTATCCATTCAACGAAGAAACAGAGTCGTTTATCAGAAAAAAGTTTGACATGCCTATACCGGACGAATCAAAAGAGCAGTAATTAAGATAAATTAAATCATTTTGAATATTTTTTATTATCAGAAGACATATCTTTGTCCAAAAAACAAACAGATTAATTAATCGAGGATATTAATCGAGGATAATGCATAACTCATACAAATCATAAACAATTTGTATCGTATTATGCATAATAGCCAAAAGCTATTCCGATTATTAGCCTAAGTGTTGAAACAAACACTACGTTATTTAAGAATATATAGTTACCTACGGATATTTGCCCAAGTCCGTAGCTCTAAGGTAAGTGATTAAACAGTTCTGGTATTCAGGAACAGTGTTGCTTACGAAAAACCTTAAATAACATTGGCGATGGGTACTAACAGGGTTTTTACTCTGACTTATGTTGAATAAACATTAAAAACGTTTGTAGATATGGTGTACGTACAAGACATAAATGGTAAACCTATGATGCCTACAACAAGGCATGGTAAGGTAAGACGACTGCTTAAAGATAAAAAGGCAATCGTTGTAAACCTATGTCCATTTACCATCAAATTAATGTACGTCACATCTGATTACAAACAAGAAATTGTGTTAGGCGTTGATGCTGGTACTAAACATGTTGGTTTATCGGCTACAACGAAAAGCAAAGAACTTTACAGCAGTGAAGTTCTTCTTAGAAATGATATTGTAGATCTTTTGTCTACCAGAAGGGAGCTACGAAGATCAAGACGAAATAGATTGAGATATAGAAAACCTCGTTTTGATAATAGAATAAAAAGTAAGCGTCCGGGATGGGTAGCACCTTCGGTGAAATACAAAGTAGACGCCCATATTCGTGTTATTGACAATGTATGTTCTATATTACCAATATCTCGTATTGTTATCGAAGTAGCTCAATTTGATACTCAAAAGATTAACAATCCTAATATATCAGGTAAAGAA